TCACCTCGAGTCGTCATTCGGCATAGTTCCGTTAATACGGGACATAGTTGATACGATGAACTCTCTTGAGAGACTCTCGTTTAAAATCGAGACTCTCAAGCGCTACGCGGGTAAACCTCAGGTTCGCCATTATAGGCGAGTTATCCCCAAATCTTCGGGGGTCCCTGAGGACAATGAGTGGAAGGTCTTGACAGCATTACAGCGGTCTTGGCCTACCCCGTTCCGAACGAATTCGGCGGGGTCGAGTAATCGTCCGACGGTCCTCCTTGACAGGAGAAGCCGTTGGACTAAACGTCCAATCTACCATGCCACGATGCGGTATATCTATACCGTCCCGGCTATGGGGGAAACTGAAGAATATATAAAGACGCGCCTGGATGCGTTGGGGGTCCGTTTGGACCCTTCAATCATCTGGAATGCGATCCCCTATACGTTCCTCATCGACTGGATAGCCGATGTTTCAGGTTTCTTGCAGTCTTTCGCAAGAGACAATTTCCCTATTCAAACGACCGTTACTGATTTCTGCCATTCATTGGCATACAGTAGCATGACGGAGTGTTGGGTAAGAGTACAGAGTAACGACATAGTGAATTATGTACCACCAGGAAACTGGTGGAATTTAACTCCTCCTATTGTCGTTCACAAAGTATTCCAAGCAACACGTTCGTACTACAATCGCGTTCGGCACACGCCGAATATCCACGCGATCACGACTAAGCGCCTAAAACTTAAGCAGGCTGCCCTCGCGGGTAGTCTCTTTGTTAATAAAGCGCTTGGTGGCAAAGGTAGAGTGCGCACTTCTGCGTCATTCTAACAACGCAACCTATCGTTGTTGGCCATCCCCCGGATTTGAAACCCGGGACAGCCTTAGTCAACGATGGGGAGCATAACGTATAACCGCCTTGTACAAAGGCACTCACACATAATGCTAACCTCAGACTTGGTCGTTACCGATAGCGGTAGCGCCACAAAACCTGGTGCCGAGGGTGCGAAAACTTACGCACTCGTGGCATCACTTGTCAATGATACAACTAAGCGGCGCATCGCTGCCAATGCAACCACAGTACCCCATGAGCTTACCGTAAGGCATGCTCTTTCGGGATCTGGGTTCAAGCAGCGATGTCGGAGTTTAGTACGCTTTGATTTGAGTCGGCTTGATACCGATTTGGATCTTACGGGGGGCGTCGTGCCCACCGCGGCGTGCTATCTTGTGTTGGACCGTCCGATTCAATCGAACGGTTACATCACCACCGCACATCTACAGACACTTGTCGGGGCAGTCGTTGACGTTCTTTGCGTCAGCGGCCAGCTAGACAAGATACTGAACATGGAGGCGTAACTTAAAACGCCTCACGCATCCCTCAACCCTGCAAGCACTAAAAGCGAGCGGGGCCAACGGATGTAAGGTATCACACAAGGATGAGGACACAGGTTCTCATTGAGACTGACAGCATACAGTGAGTGCTAGGATAGAATACCATATATATGGAAACTAATAATAGCCTCAAATCAAGAAAACCATCAAT